GTCAATGCGTACCAGGCTGAGGCAAGAGTTTGGCGGTTTAGGTGATGTTTTTGCTGATTTGATAGGCGCAACTTCAGCTCAAACGAATGTACAGCAAAATTACGAAAATGCTTTGCAAGTGTTGCGAAGATTTACGCGCGGCGAGTTTGATGATGAAATTGATATCTATCAAGCAAGGATCGATGCTGGTGACAAAATGGGCAGCCCAGAATTAACTAAGCTGCACAAGGATGAGAACAACCCATTTAGACTGATTACAAAGGCATCAGGCGCATTGTTCAACACAAATAGCCCAGCCGCGACAGAAGCGTTGCTGGATATGTTTAGGCAAATCAAAGCCAATAAAGCGCCTAAAACGATTAATTTTACTGGTAATTTGATTGGGTTTGGCACAGACGCGACTATCGATGTTTGGGCTGCCAGGTTCCTGAGAGATGCAGCCGGTTTGCCAAGAATACCGCCGCCGGCTGAAAAAGCTGTCTCTGGAAAACATCTCACAGCGTCTACTTTTGAAGATCCTCAAATTGGTGCTGAATTTGGCTTCGGGCAAAATGTGTTTGCAAAAGCAGCCACTGAGCTTAACGCAAGCGGAGTAATCAAACAAATAAATCCAGATCTAGGCGATGTTGGCCCAGATGATTTGCAAGCAATTGTATGGTTTTTGGAAAAAGAAAAGTGGACTAAAAACGGTTGGACGACAAAAGCTGGCGAGGGCGGTTCGCTTGATTATGAATCTGTCTATGGCGGCTCCCCTGACAGAGACAGAGTTGCAGAACTACGCTCACTGATAAACAAAAAATTTACACCGCCGGCAAAACGAAAAAAAGATACTGATAAAGAATACGCAAAGCGTGTAGCAGAGGCAGAGAACGCCGACACTCAAGCTAAGGATGCAGCTAGAACAGAGCTATCGACCTTAGAAGGTGAGCCCCAGAGGTTTGTCGCCGGAATAGCAAGAGAGCGGCCGGATGCTGTGCCAACGAACATAGAACAAAACGAACTTGCCCAAGAGGTGTTGCAGCCTGTTTTAGCGGATGAAAAGGTTATTGGAGCGCAAGCGAATAACACTTACGGTGAGTTTATGGGGGATCTAGAAAGATCTCTAAATTATGAGGTGGTCACGCAAGTAGATTTTGACCCCACTGAAATGACTAGATCACTGATAGAAGCCGGCAAAAAATATGAACAAGACGCTGTTTTTGTATCCAAGGTCGTGCCGCCAGGCACAGCTAACGCCAGACCTGGTGGCGAGGTTTACTTCAAAAACAGGCGGGGTGTGGATTTTGCCCAGCAAGTAACGCAAATTTTGAAAAAATATAAGATTGGTGGCGAGTCAATTGATGGCTTTACCTACATCACAGATGCGCGGCAGTCAGATAGAGTTGATGTCCAGGCTGGCGGTGATGAACAAACTGCTGGCTTAGTTGGAGTTAGATTCCAATATATTCCTGAGTTTGCCGGCACAACCAATGATCCTAAGCTGGCAGCTGTCATGGAAGAGGCCCAAAAGGTTTATGCTCAAGCAATGGAAGAAATTCTCAGCATTGATGGCATTACTTATGCGGATGTTGTTTTCTATGATACGAAAGTGTATGCTAATCCAAACGTAGATTACGTTGTAGGAGCAACCAGCTATGAAGACTTTGGAACAGTTGCGGGACGAAATGGTGGCGCAGTACGGCAAAGACAGCCGGATGGCGGCCCAGCTGAGCCGGCAGATAGCGGCGGCTAAATCAGGGCAAACAAGCAAAGATTTGTATGTCACGGGGTCTTACAAGAAAAAGCCTGACGAGGCACCGGCGCAATAAGAGTTTCTCAAACGAATCAAATCGTGTAGTATTTTAATAACATGGGCGCTCAAGCGCCCTTTTTTTACGGCAAATTTATGGCACTTACAGATCCTAAGACACCTGAGGGCATGGCCTTGCAGGGCGATTTACTGCGCCCGTTAGAGGGCAATGAAATGCAGCCCGTCCAGACTGCTGGGCTATTTGACGCGCTAGGAAAGGCAGTAGGTGGCCCGGTCCTCAACAAAGCTCAACAGCGCCTGCGCGAGCTGCAGACACAGCCACAGCCTGCAGCCCCTGAGATTGCTCCAGATGCAGTGCCGGTTGATCCCGTTTATGAGGCACAGCTAAAAGCAATGACCGCGCCGTATGAGCGAGGCCCGTCACCACAATTCAGCAAATCTGATGAAGAGCTAATTGGAGATTTTACCAGCGATCAGCCGGTCCAGGTTGGTGAGGATGGTTTGCTTACTGACTTTCGTGCGGTAGGGGCTGCAGGGGATGAAAAGATCCCAAACGAGGGCCGTGTACTGCAGTCCATAGAGGCTATCAGCAAAACCTACAGCAACGAAATTACTGACGCCACGCGCGGAGAAATGACACAAACGGCTACCCGTGATCTTGCAAATCTTTTAGGCACGAGCCCAAAAAATCTAGCTCGTAATATTTTAGCCAGGGAAAAGGGCGGCGTCATCACGTCAGAGCTGGGCCTGGCAGAAACCATGCTGGCAGCTAGGGATTTGCTTGTAAGGGAAATTAAGAACCTGGATGAGCTGGCGCTTAAAGCAGAGACAGGAACAGATGAGGATGCCCTGATGTTTCGCGCGCAGCTGGAGTTAGTAGGCCAGCTGCAAACACAGATAAAAGGCTCACAAACAGAAATTGCAAGAGCTTTAGCGCAGTTTAGGATTCCCGCACAATCAGGCCAAGAGCCAGTGATGCGCGCCGCAATGATGACATCAGTGCTAGATGAGTATGGTGGTTCTGGCGACATACGCAATATTGCCAAAATGTACAATCAGGCCGGCTCAACGCACGGCAGGGCTGGCTTTGCTAGGAAGGTAAGCAAGCTCAAAATTAAAGAGGGCTTTGATGCTGTCTATGAGGCATGGATCAATATCCTTCTAAGTAACCCGGTCACGCATGTAAAAAACATAGCTGGCGCGTTTTTGACCACTGGCGCTCATGTGCCGGAAATGTATGGTGCTGCTATGGTTGGTGGCATGAGGCGCGCTATGGGCGGCCAGGGCGGCGCTACAGCGTCAGATGCCCACGCATCTATGTTTGCCTCTATGATGGCGCTGAGAGAGGCCTGGGGAGCTGCAAGTCGGGGTTTTATGACCGGCGAGAGAGTTATTCCTGGGACCAAGATAGAGGGCGGCTTAGGGCGGCGCCCAGGCAATGCATTTTCTGGTGAGGCGTTTGGCGCTCAGGGTGCATTAGGCACCGCCATAGATGGGCTAGGCCACCTCGCAACCCTTGGACGAGTGCCAACCCGTGCGCTGGAGTTTGAGGATGCTTTTTTCAAAGTGGTTGCACAACGCATGTCCCTTTATGAGCAAGGTATGCGGTCAGGCCGGCAGAAGGGTTTTACCGGCGATGATCTGGCTGAGCATATCGCTCAGTATGTTTACAACCCACCGCCTAACGCTTCAAAGCAGGCAGACGCCCACGCTAAATATGTGACGTTACAAAGTGAGCTGGACGAGGTTGGCAAAAACATTGGTGGCCTGCGGAAAATACCTGGCATGAGGTATTTCCTGCCATTCTTCAAAACGCCTTATAATGCTTTTAAATACGCCATGTTAGACCGCACACCAGTAGGCATAGCCTATGGCGAAAGCAGCAGGGCCATAAAAAGAGCAAACGCGCCAGGCGCGTCTATGGCTGACAAAGCTGCTGGAGATTTAGCAATCGCCAGGATTTCTATGGGCTCGATGACCGGGGCAATGATATTTGGCTTTGCTGCAAACGGAGAGATAACCGGCAAGGGTCCAGCTGATAGAGGTCTGCGCGCATCGATGATGCGTAGTGGGTGGAAGCCATACTCTGTCAAGATCGGCAACACATATTACAACTATCAAACAGCAGAACCTTTTTCGACAATCATTGGTATGGCCGCTGATGCAGCTGAGGCAATGTATTATGGGGGCATGACTGCTGACGAAAGCGAGGATGTTTATGCGGCTGTCGCAGCTGTCATTGGCAATCAGCTGACCAACAAGACATTTATGCAGGGCTTTAGCAACTTAATCAAAACACTCAATGACCCGGTTCGTTATGGTGAATCAACGGCAGATAATTTTATAAGATCTTTAACACCTCGGATAGCGGCCAGTGCTGAGCGTATATTAGATCCAACTGTGAGAGCAACGCAGGACAAGATAGATTTGTTTAGAGCTCAGATCCCTGGTCTGAGTTCTTCTTTGCCAGCCCGGCGTAACTTTTGGGGGCAAACAATCTACACTAGCGAAGCAGCTGGCCCCGATATTATCAGCCCAATTTACAAAGGCCAGTTCGGGCCAAACCAGCTGGACCCAGACCCTGCTCGCGCCAAACAGGCCTTTGAGCTCGACCAGGAGTTTGATGCAATCAAATGGGGGCCGACAGATCACCCAAGCAATTTTGATGACATGATTGAGTTCGGGCCAATGATGAAAGCCCGGTTTCACGACTATGCCGGCATGAGAGCCCTGCAAACAATTACCCAGACTGTGGGGATGCCGGAATATCAAAAGTTCCGCGATGCCTTTGTAAACAACGGAGACAAGCTGGCCCGTGATCAGGCCATCTTGATGCTGCGCGGCGCCACGCAATCAGCCAGGCAAATGGCGAAGGGCGACATGATGTCCGACAAAGAATTTGGCCCTGAGCTGCTTGAGCTTATGGGGAGAGCAAACGACAAAAGATCCAAGCAGGCAGATAACATTATGGAAGTATTGAAATGACAGTATCAAGCACCGCAAATAAGGTTAGCTATTCCGGCAACGGGTCTTTGGACACCTTTGCCTATACCTTCAAGATATTTGCCGACAGTGATCTAAAGGTCTTTATCAGGACTAGCGCCGGCACAGAAACGCTAAAAACGATAAGCACCCACTACACGGTCACTAATGCCGGGGTGGCTACTGGCGGCAATGTCGTTTTCACCTCAGGCAATATACCGGCCAGTGGCGAGACTGTTGTTATCCAGCGTGAGCTGACGCTGACACAAGGCACCGACTACGTTGAGAATGACCCGTTCCCGGCGCAGAGCCATGAGGATGCGCTTGACCGGCTAACCTTTGTCACCCAGCAGATGCAGGAAGAGCTGGACAGATCTATCAAAGCATCTGTGACAAACACCATTACCAATTCCGAATTTACAGTGTCAGCCACAGACCGGGCTAACAAGGTCTTTGCGTTTGATGCATCTGGGAATCTATCTGTCACCCAGGAGCTCGGCACCAACAGAGGTGATTGGGCAGCATCGACAAGCTATGCTGTGCGCGACCTGGTCAAAGACACTAGCACCAATAACATTTTTATCGTCAACGAGGCACACACAAGCTCTGGCTCACAGCCCCTGACAACTAACGCCAACAGCGCTAAATACGACCTGATTGTTGATGCTGCGTCTGCGACCACAAGCGCGTCAGCTGCGGCGTCAAGCGCTACTGCAGCCGGCAACGCCCAGACAGCCTCTGAGGCTGCCCGTGATCTAGCGCTTAGTTACCGCAACACAGCCGAAACTCACAAGAATGACGCCGAAACGGCAAAGACCGCCGCTGAAACTGCGCTCACAACTTTCCAAGGTCAATATCATGGCGCCGCCAGCTCTGACCCGACCAGCAACCTTGATGCCGGCGATTTGTATTTCAACACAAGTACTGGCGTCAAAGTTTACACAGGCTCCGCATGGGTAGATGTCAAACCATCAAGCAGCGATCAGACAAATATTAACACGGTAGCTGGCGCCAATTCCAACATCTCTGCTTTAGCGGCATCAGCTGTTATAGATGACATGGCGCTGCTTGCAAATTCCGATGTCATTGCCGACATGGCATTGCTCGCCACCACTGATGTCATAAGTGACATGAACACCTTGGCAACATCCGATATCGTTAGCGACCTAAACACCTTAGCCACGATTGACATTGTTAGCGATCTAAACACATTAGCTACCAGTGATATTGTTTCTGATCTGAACACTTTGGCTACAAGCGATATCGTAAGTGACATCAACACGCTTGCCACATCAGACATTGTTACAGACTTGAATCTGCTTGCTACCTCTGACTTTGTGTCTGACCTTAATACAATCGCAACCACCAATAATGTTAACAATCTTGCTACCGTTGCTGGGGCTGTTAGCAACGTAAACACGGTGGCTGGCATATCCAGTGATGTAACGGCTGTAGCTGGAATTAGCAGCGATGTAGCTGCTGTCGAAAATATTGCAGCCAATGTAACCACTGTCGCTGGGATTGCGTCTAACGTAACAACTGTTGCCGGAGCATCATCTAACGTAAGCACCGTTGCAGGGGCTATTACCAATGTAAATAATGTTGGTGGATCAATAGCCAATGTAAACACAGTTGCTTCTAACATTAGTGGCGTAAACAGCTTTGCAGAGCGTTACCGTGTAGGCTCAAGCGATCCTAGCAGCAGCCTTGATGCAGGTGATCTTGCATACAATACATCAGACAATGCTTTGAAGTATTACACAGGCAGTGCTTGGGCATCTATTACTGCTGGCATAGGTAACGTAGTTGAGGACACCAGCCCCCAGCTCGGCGCTGACTTGCAAAGCAACGGACACGATATCAACTTTGGCGACAACGATGAAGCCATCTTTGGTGCTGGCACTGATTTACGGATTTATCATAACGCTTCAAACGGCAATAGCCACATTACAGAAAGCGGCAGCGGAAGTTTAGTGATTAACGGAGATAATCTATATCTTCAAAACACTGCGGGAACGGAAAACTATATAGCTGCTATTTCCAATGATGCAGTCACGCTTTATCACGACAACTCAGCCAAAATATACACGCAGTCTCACGGCGCAAGAATAGATGGCGGTTTGAGGTTTGCGTCAAGTGGCGCAGCAAGCGATACGTCAAATCCATACATTTTCCGTGCATCTGGTGTAGACAGTATGGTTTTTGCCACCAGCTCAACTGAGAAAATGAGATTGAGCCAAGCGGGTCGCTTAGGGATTTCAACTAGCAATCCTCTGTCAGCCCTTCACGTTGCTGGTGCTGTAGACGTAAGCCCTGCTGCCTCTGGTTTTCATGCCGGAATGTCAGGAAACTATGCTGCTATTGAAATGGCTGGCAGTGATGGTGGCTTCATAGATTTCCAAGATGCGACAGATGGCAATGACCACGCTGGCAGGATTATCTACGCACACTCAGACGACACTATGAAATTCTCTACCGCTGGAGCGCAACGCTTAACAATCACTGGCGGCGGCTCAGTCGGCATAAACACTTCGTCACCTGCAAAGCCCCTGACTGTGGTCGGTGGTGATTTCAGCACTGTTTTGCTAGATAACTCCAACGCGGCACACGGCACTCAGATTTTATTTCAAGCAAATGGCGCAACCAACTCGGGCGCAGACATTCAAATGTCAGATGCTGGCGGTATGAAGATTAGAACTTTAGCCGTTGAGCCATTGAGTTTTCATACTTCTGCATCTGCTGGTTCGCCATCTGAACGTATGCGACTGGATGCGTCAGGCAATCTGCTGGTTGGAAAGACAGCGGAAGGCGTTGGCAATGTGGGCTTCCAAGCGCGGCCTGATGGCTTTTTGGCTGGGACAAGAAACGGTGGAACCGTCTCATATCTGAACCGTTTGTCCAGTGATGGTGAAATTCTACGCTTTCAAAAAGACAGCTCAACGGTTGGCTCAATCGGCACAATCGGTGGCGATATGGTTGCTGGAACTGGTGACACCGGACTGCGTTTTCACGATGGCGCAGACCAAGTTTATCCAAGCAACACCGATGGCTCGGGTAGAGATGGTGCAATAGACATCGGCAATAGTGGCGCACGTTTCAAAGACGGTTATTTTAACGGTTCTGTTTATGCAACTCGCCTTAAAGGCACTGCGGGTCATACGGGTGAAGTCCACTTTACAGGCTCACACGATGTTCGCTTTGTAACTAACGGCAATGAGCGGGGCAGGTTTGATAGTTCAGGCCGTTTTGCTGTCGGTAAAGTGCCAGACAGCAACTTCAACATTGGCTGTGAGTTAGACCCCTCTGGCTTTTTGATAGCAAGCCGCACGTCTAATACCCCCGCGTTCTTCAACCGCACAGACACGGGTGCTATCGTTTGGTTTGGTCGAAATAGTGCAAACAAAGGCGATATTTCAATTAACTCAACTGGTGTTACCTACAACACCACCTCAGACATTCGCCTCAAGCAAGACATCGAACCTCTAGCCGCAACCGACAAGCTGATGCAGATGAACCCTGTCAGCTACGCTTGGAAGGCTGACCCCGATGGCCCACGCAGCATGGGCTTCATTGCACAGGAAATGCAGAAAGTCATGCCAGAGGCAGTCAGCACTGGCGATGATGACGATGCGATGATGTCTATGGACTACGGACGCATCACACCGATATTGGTTTCGGCACTGCAAGACGCACACCGCAAAATCGAACAACTAGAACAGCGAATAGCTGATATGGAGGCTAAGTAATGGCTATTTCACTTGGGCCGTCTGGCCTCACTGGCAAGGTTTATCAGCTTTACACTGGTACATTTTCTCAGAGCATATCAGCCGACACATATACTGCAATTAACAACATATCCACGAGCATTACTCCAAGTACAACTTCATCCAAGATACTGTTGACTGGCTATTTGTTTCACGAACAAGGATATGATGCTTGGGATTCAACTTTGTTCTTTTTTAGGAACAGCACAAAGATAGGTCAAGCAAGCTCAGGCAATAGAAACTGCGGAATAGCAATACCAAACAATCCGTATTACTCAACCGACAGTAACTCAACACCTAACTACGCAATGTGGGCTTTTGTTGATACGCCAAGCACAACGTCTAGCGTGACTTACAAACTTGGTATGAGGACAAATTCAAACGTCACTGTTTACGTCAATAGGTGTGCTGGCGATGGCAACTCACAGGATATGGAACGTGGTTGTAGCTTTATCATGGCAGAGGAGATTGGCTAATGAGACACGCTGCAATCTATGCACTTCATGCAAATGTTGTTTCTATCAACGACAATGGAGATGGCTCTGAAACCGCTTACAATGTTGATGGCGCAGAAGTGACTATTGACGAAACTGCTGTAGCTGCAAAGGCCACTGAGCTTGCCGCTGCTGATGACTTGCGCCGACTAAGGGCAAAGCGTGATGCTCTTATTGCTGAGACTGATTATTGGGCTTTGTCTGACACGACAGATATGACATCCGACCAAACCGTTTATCGTCAGGCACTCAGAGACATCACCAACTCATATCAATCGCTGGACGATGTCGTCTGGCCTACCAAGCCGTAGGAGACACTAATGGCTAACACATACACTTGGGACTTCCCAGCACTAGACGTTTGTAACGAGGCCCAAAACGGACACTCTGATTGCATCACCGGCATCCACTACAGAATGACGGCTACGCATCCCAGCGCGACAGACGCAGATGGCAACGCAATCAGTGTCACGGCATACGGCACCGTTGCTGTTGAAACGCCAGACGAGGGTGATGCCGATTATATTGCTTTTGACAGTATTACGAAAGACTGGTGCAAGACAAAGACGCTTGAGGCTTTGGAAAAGACCGAAGCTGAAATGCAGACAATGCTTGACGAGCAGATGACTGCTCTGGCTAATCCTCCAATGCGCCAAGCTGTTCCGGCAGGCTGGTAATGGCAAAGCCTACAGCCGCATCTGTACAGGCCCAGATAGATACACATGAAGCGGTATGTGCTGAGCGATGGAGGGAAACTATCCTACGTATAAAGCGCATTGAACACATTATGATTGGCACTGCTGGCACAACAATTCTTCTGCTAATAGGCATACTTCTAGGCAAATAACCATGCTCACAGTTTTCGTTCTCAGTGTCTATTTGGGGCTGGGCGAAAACAAAAAGCTAATCCACGACAAAATGCTTTTTCGCAGTTTGGTTGACTGCCAATGGTATGCCGCGCGTGTCGTGAAAACTTACGGGAACTATGAGTTCTACCGCGCTGGTACTGACAAGATCACTGCCTATTGTTTGCCCGTTGAGATCCCCGAAAACTCTAATCAGAGGCTTTACTAATGGACCCGATAAGTTGCATGGCAACAGCCAGTGCCGCCTTTGGCGTTTTGAAAAAGGGCTTTGCCGTTGGGGCTTGCCCCCCTCTGGCTTAGCTGGAGGGGGGTAAGCCTCACACAAGGACGCGATATCGAATCAATGGCAAGTGACTTGTCGAGGTGGATGGGCGCGCTTAGCGACTTGGACATGCTTGAGAAAGAGGCCAAGAACCCTCCAATATTTAAAAAGCTCTTCAATGGAAAGTCTGTAGAGCAGGAAGCTATTGAGGCATTTGCAGCTAAGGAGAAAGCGCAACAACAGAGATATGAATTGCAACAATGGATCTCCATGACGCTTGGCCGCAAAAAGTGGGATGACCTTGTTCGTATGGAAGGGCAGATCCGAAAGCAGCGACAGGAAACTCTCTACAAGCAAAGAAAGCGCCGTCAAAAGTTTGTTGAGATTGTGGCTTGGATAATGATGGCAGTATTTGGCGCTGCATCCATCACCCTGTTTGTATTGTTCTTGAAAGGCCAAGCTGCAAAGGCGCAGCCAGAGCATGTGGTGTGCCGGCTGGTGGTCTGCGAGGTTTTCCAAGGGAAACGATGGTGCGTTTATAAAGGCGCATGGAACACACAAGAATCAATGAGCTTTGGAATGAGCGAGTGGTTTCCGCGTGAATACCTTTGTGACTTTGTGCCTGACGCGCCCAAGCCGCCGAGCATTAGGGACACCCTCAAGGCAATTCGGGAGAGTCAAAAATGACAGTAGAAGATATTGCAAGAAAAATGCTTGAGCTAAAGATACTGCCACGTTTTTGTATCTTGGTGATGACAGGCGTTTACATACGCTGCATTGAGTGGGCGTTATCTCAGCCTGATCTTACAACGCAACAGGCCAGTCTTATAAGCGTAGTCACAGGAGCAATGACAGGCTCTCTGGCGGTCTGGCTTAATTCAGAGAAACACTAATGCTGCAGCTATTGATAGGGCCAATCGCAGATCTGGCTGGCGGCTGGCTAAAGTCAAAGGCGGCAACAAAAGCGGCTGAGACTGAGGCCAAGGTGGCTATGAAAAAAGCTGAGGCCAGAGTTTACGAGACAGAAGCAACAAGCCAGACGCTTATGGAACAGCGGCTGACTGATCACATGGGCGACAGCATCAAAGATGAAATTTGGACAATTTGGTTTGTGCTTGTCCTGACTGGTTGCTTCCTGCCTTGGACTCAAGAGTATGTAAAAAACGGGTTTGTGTTTCTCGACCAACACACTCCTGATTGGTTTCACCACATGCTCTACATCGTGATCGGCAGCTCTTTTGGCTATCGGTTTGGCAAGCAGGGCTTGCAGCTAATAAACAGGAAAAAGGCATGAGGCTATCTACTAATTTTACCCTGGACGAGCTGTGCAAAAGCCAGACAGCGGAGAGAAAGGGCATACCAAATCTGCCCAACACAGATGAGATAGAAGCACTTGAGCTGCTGTGTGAGCACATATTACAGCCCATCAGAGATAAGTTCGGACCCTTCATGGTATCATCTGGGTTCCGAAGCCCGGAGCTGTGTGTTGCCATAGGCTCAAAAATCACGTCACAGCATTGCTGCACCGATGGCAAATGTGCGGCAGCTGATTTCGAGGTTGCTGGGATTGATAACCTTGTTCTGGCTGAGTGGATACGCGACCACCTAAATTTCGATCAATTAATTCTAGAGTGCTACACGGGCGGTAACACTGGCTGGGTTCACTGCAGCTGGGCGCCAGATCCACGCAAAGAGCTGCTCACATACGACAGAAAAAATGGATATAGGAAAGGTTTGATCAATGCCTGAGAGACTAGAGAAAAGCCTTATGGCCCAGGCCGCTAAGAAGGGGCTGAAGGGCAAGAAGCGCGATGCCTACGTATATGGCACCATGACAAAGGTTGCCGGCCCCAAGGGCTCTAAAAAGGCCGCTATGACCGGGTCCATTAGGCGTGGCTAAGACGCCTGCGTGGCAGCGTTCAGCTGGGCAAAGTGAATCAGGTGGCCTTAACGAGGCAGGCAGAAAATCAGCTCGCCGGCAGGGCATGAATTTGCAGGCTCCAGTTAGTGCGAAGCAGGCAAAGAAATCACCGAAATCAGCTGCCAGGCGTAAGAGTTTTTGCGCGCGTATGTCTGGGATGAAATCAAAGCTGACATCTGCAAAGACAGCGCGCGATCCAAACAGCCGTATCAACAAAGCTCTAAGAAAGTGGGATTGTTAGCCATGAAACCTGGTCTATATGCCAACATCAATCGGCGCCGCGCCGCCGGCACCAGTCGTTCTAAATCTAAAAGCACAATCAGCAAAGCTGCCTACGCAAACATGAAGGCAGGATTTCCAAAGAAAAAGAAGAAAAAAGCCTAGCTGGGTCACAAACTGTTTGTGACCAAGGTCACAGCTGGGTCTCGTGCCTGACGTAACTGTGCGTAATCAGACGTAACACAAATATTACGTATTGCTTTATGTGGCCTCATGTGGCACGTATGGCACTGTAATGTAACAGTGTTTTAACAGGTTCGAGTCCCGTCACTCCCGCCACGCAAGCCATTGTTTTCATTACGAAAGCAATGGTTTTTTTGCGTTTGGGTCACAAATGGGTCACAAGAAATATGAAGTGGGTGCGGGATTTTTCCCTTTCCCGGTCTTGACCTTTACGTAAAACGTCAATATATATGTTATGTAAGGTAAAGAAAGGGAGACAGACTGATGACCAAACAAACCAAAATTCGCCCAATCGTCCGCGCCGCGTTCAAGTGTGACGAGCTTGTCTATCAATTTACCCGCATCGATGTTGAGGACGGTATGCTCGTCAAGGGGGACATTGAAGAGGTCAACGCTAAGTACAACGATGAGTACATCATCGGTGAAGCTGAAAACCGCTTGGATATTAGTCAGTGCAATCTTGAGGAAGGTGGCTGGGAGGGGGAGATGCTGAAAACTTACCAGCGTGAAGCTCGTCAGATTCAATCTTTCCTCAAGCGTTTCAGCAAGGCGGTGGCCTAACGGCCCCGTTTTCAAGGGAGACAATCATGGAAATAGATGTAAGCCAATATCCTTCACGCGCTAAGGCAGGCAAAGCCTCTTGGTGCGTTGACACTCGCGCTTTGGTACACAAAGGCAAGCAGGAATTTTTCAAAACAAAGGCCGAGGCAAAGGTCTATGCTAAGCACGTTGCAGCCGAGATCAACCCGGCCAGCTCACAGGCCTGGGACTGGACGTTTAAGCAGCTGTGCGACAACTACGTTGCCCATGTCCAAAAAGAGTACGATGATGGCGAGATTAAGCGCTCTAACATGCTGGAGAAAAAACGCCACGCGAGATGCTTTGTTAAACTAACGCTAGATAACCACAAGCTCTCTAGCCAAAAGGTGCGTGACCTGACCGCCGGCCAGATCAAGCTGCAGCTGATGAACCAGCTGAAGAAAGACCGCACAATCAAGACAGTCAAAAACATTATGGGCAATGTGCGCCTGATGTTTGATCACGCGATTGATTCTGGCTGTCGTAACAGCAACCCGGCTCTCGGCGTCAAGGCCAAGGGTTCCAAGGGCGCCGGTAAAGGGTTGGCAGTCAAACCTAACCCAAGCATGATTGCAAATGTCATCTCGCACATGACGCCTGTGTGGCAGCTGCGCGCTGAGTTTGCAGCGACCACCGGCCTGCGCCAGGGCGAACAGCGCGCTCTTCTGTGGGCTGACTTGGTTGACCATGACTTTAAAAAGGTTGATGTCAATAAAGCTATCGAACACCGGGCTGGCGTTGGCAATACAAAGACGCCGGCGGGTAAGCGTAAGGTTCCGCTGTCGCCAGACGTAGCCAAGAAAATGAAAGAACTGTGGATGGCCGAGGGCCGGCCTACCAAAGGCCTGGTGTTTCCGTCACGCACGGGGCATGTGCTATCAGACAGTAGGTTCCTGCCGGCCATACACGCTGCCTGCGATGCAGCTGGTGTTGCGCGCATCAGGTGGCACGATTTGCGCCACTACTATGCCTCAAAGCTCTTGCAGGCCTTCCCCGGCGACTGGTGGACTGTCACCAACCTGATGGGCCATGAGAGCATCAAGACAACCACAGAGATCTATGGGCACTGGCTTGACGATGACGCACGTGACGCCGAGGTTGCTGATAAAATATCGAAGATCTTTTGATTGTTGAGCGGGGGAGCAAAAGTAGGCCATTTTATGTACTGGCCTTGCAAACTTGCTCCCCCTATGGCGCGCTGTCGCTGATACAGAAACTACACGCGCCAATCTAAAAATTTAATCGTCATCAAACATTCCCGGGCCAAACTCGGACTGCAGCGTGTCGCGTTTTATGTACCAGCTGCGCCCGATATGCACGACAGGCAAATCCATTGCCTTGACTAGGCGGCGCGTCTTTTGCTGAGCCGCCTTGTGGTCGTCACCCCACAGCACACGGCTGGCCTCAGCAACGGTATATAAAAATTTACCATCCATTATTACCGCCTGCCTCTTGCTGCTGTTCTTGCCGCTGTTCCTTGCGCTTATTGACGTAGACTTTGCCGGTCATAATCTTTGGCAGATTCTTGAGCTCTGTCTCACCAGGCATTTGTTTCTGGAACACAAAGCCAATCTCAACACCGGCATCTGCCATTTGTGCATGAAAGTCATCACAGATCTTTTGCTGCGATTCTGTCATGCGCTCATATCTGCCGGCATCGTCATCCCAATTTGTTTTAAATTGGATAAACATGGACGCCCGGTATTCTACCTTTTGACCAGCTGCATCCTCGGCGATCATGTTCTGCCGCAGCTTGATACTATTGTTTGAAAAATGAGCCATCATCTCTCTCCATTGTTTAGTTTGTCATATTTGGCTGAGTAGTAATCTTTGAGCTCAGCAGTCAGCTCGCGGCTAAATTCTTTTAGATCATCACGTTTTTTACGGGTACGATTTACCCATGCTGTGCAGGCGCCAATACTATCGGCCTCATCTATCAAGCCTTTTTGCTTTGTCACCCATTGCGCCCACATATCCTCATGATCAAACGGGATATCGTCAGATGCTGGTGGCGTTGCTGTTTCTTTTTTAGGTGCGCCCGATATATTGTTCGGCCTTGATTCTTCAAAGGCCGCAGCCTCAGCTTCTGAATAGACAAACCCGGCAACACCAATGAGCTTGAGGATCACGCGGTCTTTGGCGCGCTTCTCTGCCATTGCGTAAGGATAGCTTTGTTTATGGCTCCCACGATCGATGTTTATAGGCATGGCCTCACCGATAGACCACTCTGACTTGTCCTTTAGCCGTCCAGTAACAATCAAAACGCAGGAGCGCAACGCGGGGTCACTCTCAACGATATTCGGCGCATCAAAGGTAATCCCCTGATGGGCTGCTACTTGCTCTAACGCTTTATGCAAAGCCACCGGGGTGCCGTGGCAGTCCCAGGTGGCCTGTTCCTTTGTAAGCCCGATCTCTTTGAAAATATCAATCAGGGATTCTGGCAGCTTACTCATAGATGCCCTCCAGCAGCTCGCGTCCAGCTGGCGTGATCTCCCACACAACCTCCTGCCTGCCTCGCTCATTCTTTGCGCGCCTGCCGCTATCAATGACCAGGCTCATGCGCTGCAGCTCGGTAAGACGAGGCTTGACGCTATACAGCCAGGCGCCCATCTTGTCGGCAACCTGACTACCAGTTAGGCCGGGCTGGGCTGAGGCGAGGCTTTGCAGGGCTTGTAGCCTCAGTCCAGTTACTTTGGTTGCAATAAACTCAGCGGCCTGCCGCTCAGTGTCTTTGGCGTTTTTATGCACGTTGGGGCCAGGATCACCGGGCCAGTCTAAAAGATCAGCTTGCATCATTCTCACTTCCATAGTGTTGGATCAGGGAAAATTAGGACGAGCATGGCGCACACCATCCCCATCATAATTACGAAAAGTATTGTTGCGAAAATCTCGCGTATCCATTCCCACATTGTCATATCAACCCCCATGTCCTTTTGGCTTCATCCAGATATGCCGGCGATTCTTTCCAGCACAGCAGGGACCAGTCTGGTGAGACCATGCCCAACAGCTCGTCCTTATTGCTGGCTGCCCTGAGGATGTTTTCGGTTGTTTTGTGATAGTGCTGAATGTCTTGGACGACATCAGCGAGGAAATCGTCACGCAGCTCAGGCGCGTTATCAGGCGTGAACAGCACATAGTCCGTTGTGCTGGCATACAAGATAAAGGGTGGCTGGTGACCATTCAGAGCCCAGAACCCGGCAGCCTGGTAGACAGAGTTCATCTCCCACATGCCGGATAGTTTCTTAGGCGCTGAAACGCTACCCCACCCAGATTTAGTCTTGGCAGGCTTTGACCATTTCGTTTTGAGGTCTCCGCGCCGCACATAATCAGGGCGAGTGTTATGAGGTAATGCATTGCCGGGCAGCGTATCCATCAGGGCGATCTCGCCCAGGATGCGGTTCTCCCGTGCCATAGCTTCCCGCAGGCCGGCTATGGCATTGTCTATGACTAGCGGCAGCTCTTCTAGATATTTGCTTTTCTTGATCTCATCAGTGCCATTGTCCCAGCTGATAGGCCTATAGGCCTTCAGCTTGTCTATAGCTGCCTGCTTGGCCTCTTCTACTGAGGTGGTCTTGCCTTCCTTGTCAGGCACCAGGACCATGTCAGTGGCCAGCTGCGTTGCAACGCCGGCCATCATGTTTGCTGAGCCAGTATTGAAATGCAGCGTGTCGAGGATCTCACGCGCTCTAGCGCGATCAGCCGGGTCTGCCTGTGGTGATTTGAGGATTTGGAAAGCCCAGTCAACCAATACTCTGACGTGGGTTTTCTCGTAAATCGCTTTTGCGCGATCTTTTGATCTTGGGTTTGAGTGCCAGAAAAAGTGATGCCTGGCAGCCCAGTCGGGTGTTTCGTGTAACATGATAAGCCTCTCCGTTACTAGAGAAGCTATAACACTTTACTTAATACGTAAACCCTATTTCTTATTATGGTATAAAATCACTGCAAATATGATAAGGTTCTTGCTGATCAACCCACTCAACATGACGAACCTTGTTTCTCAAAACCATACATATGACGGGGCAGGCCCATTGCAGTTTGATATTGTCATGTGTGCCAAAGTAGTTTGATGTTATCTTGTAGGTTTTGGGGCCGCTCTGGTACAAAACACCATAAAGCAGCGCACCCTCGGTGCTCATGCAGTAGCAATAATTTCCGAATGAAAGTGGGTTCACCTCTTTTGCAACAGCGCCGGAAATATCAACCATTTCCAGCATACCGTGTTGCCAAGCAATATCTGAATTATCAGTGTCAGGAATATCCCAAAAAACAGCCATAGTGTTCGGGTCATAGTAGTCGTGCATGTAAATGGCTTTTTTCTTGTACTTTTTCATTCGTGGCGTTTTGAAATGATGACAGGCAACGAGTGGTGGCGTTTTTTTCTGATGCAGCCGCGCAAATTCTTCTGCTTTCCAGTCAACTTGATCGGATTGCATAACAACGCCCATAATGGGTATTGGTGGGAACTGAAAAAATATGTGTTCCGGCCTGCAATTTAGAATCTTTGCATATTCCTCTGCATCACCTAGCGAGATTCCGATTTCGCCGGAAATATGGCGCGACACAGTTGGCGGCTGGATGCCCTTCAGCTCGGCAACTTGACGTTTATTGAGCTTGGGACCGCGATCTCCTGATGTCTCAATCATCTTATTTAGATTATTTGGCGGCATGAATACTTCCTGTTTTGTCAGCATTATGTTGCTCCATTTGTCTGAAAACGTCAACAGAATGTACTAAGTAAATGGCTTGTCTTAATAAGTCAACTATATTACTGTCTGCAGAACATAGTCAGACGGAATATGTAAATGCTATTGAATGAGTACAGACTTAAAAAAGGCTGGCACTATACGGATTTAGCGCGGTTAGTTGGCGTGAAACACGCCACAATAGTCCGGCGTTGGTGCCTGCCGTTTGACGACAAGGACCGGCTGATCCCCAGGCAAGACAACATGGATAAGATCATTGTGCTGACCAATGGAGAGGTCATGCCAAATGATTTCTATATGCGCCGTGACTGAGGATGAGCTGCAAATCCAGGTAGCCAGCTGGTTGCCTCTCGCTTTGCCGCCGGGCTGTGTGTTTCATCACTCGCCTAACGAAGGCACCCGGCACGTTGCGTTCAAAACAAAGATCAAGCGTATGGGGACCAAGTTCGGCTGGCCTGACCTGGAAATCTTTGTCCCAGCTGATCAGTCCAAGACTGGCCTCAGCTCGGCGATATTTATTGAGCTAAAACGCATGAAGGGTGGCCGGCTCAACGACAATCAAAAGACCATGCGTGACGCTCTGCTCGATGCTGGGGCGCATTGGGGCATGGCCCGGTCTCTTGATGAGGTCCATGAAATCTTGGCGCCCCTGGTCAAGCTGAGGGCAGGGCCATGATGCGTATCTGCGATTTCAAAAACCATTACACGCGCTGCAAAAAAGGCTGGGTGTACATGCCTGATGGCATGAGCTGCGTCCAGTCTGAGCTGTGTCCAAAATGCGATGGAAAGGGAGAAATACCTATGAAGGATGAAGAGCAAGACGAGCTGCTGAAATCACGCAAGCCACCTGGCTACCAGTATTATCAGACATTCGCTGTGACGCTGCACGTCACGTACGCCAAGAGTTACACAATACGCGCAATGAACGATGAACACGCTATGGATATAGCCGCGCGCCGGGTTGCGAAGCGTCAAAAGCACACTGACAACAAGGGCTTGGGGTTTGTAAAGGCTGTTCCCCTGGACGCCAAGCGTTTGGGCAAAGACTAAATGACCAGGCAGAAAGATGATTGGTATCCAACCCCTCACACAGCAATCAAGAGCCTTCTGGATGTCGAGGTGTTTGACCCTGTTATCTGGGAGCCGGCAGCTGGTGACGGGGCTATATCCAAGGTGCTGGAGCTGGCCTGCTATCAGGTCATCAGCCAGGATCTGAACGATTATGGCTATTGCGCTTCCGGCCTGGACTTTCTGATGGCGACAGACCGTGAGGCTGACTGCCTGGTAACCAACCCGCCATACAAATTGGCTCAGCAGTTCATCGAACATGCCATAGGGCTTGGCGTCAAGAAACATGCCTGGCTGCTGCGCTTGAGCTTCCTGGAGGGGCGTGGGCGGTTCCTGGAGCTGTTTGATAATTACCCACCATCACGAATCCATGTGTTTTCCAGGCGCCTGACGATCTGGAAGGGCGGCGAGGAGCCTGCCGGCACCGGGACGACTGCCTATGCATGGTTCGTGTGGAACAGCAACTACAACGGCGTCCCGCAGCTGGGCTGGATATGAAGAAAAAAAGATCGATGCCAGCACCAAGACAAACAGAACCAGAGCCATGCGTTGTCTGCGGCGCGATGCATCAGCTGCACACGGGAACCTGGATCATCACAGCCAACAAGGATCTGCTTTGTGCAAATGATCGGTGTTGGCGCATTGCAGTAGAAAGGGAAAGAGATGGGAAAGCGACACAAGATGTCATGGACAGATGAGCGGCGACAAGCCCAGTCGGAGCGGCTCAAGAAGGCCTGGGCTGACAAAAAGGCCAGGAAAGATCTGCAGGCCTGGCACGATATTGGCGGCAAGACTGATCCCTGGTGGAAGCCTTTATTTGCGTTATTTCGTAAAGGGGGTTGACAGAAAATGGAAAGTAAAAATAAAATCGGCGTAGCCGCGCTAGATTCTAAGCTACCCAGAGCTCAGCAAACAAAGCTCAGCGACAACCCAATAATAAATAACTTACTGAAAAGCACTGCCAAGCAAACAAGCTATGCTTATAGCTCAGCTATAGCCAGAGCTAAGCTATCGCCGCTTGATGAGCTTCAACGCAGGGTTTTTAAGAGGCTGAGGCCCATGTATGGCTCTGATCGTTACATGGAATTGCAGAACCAGGTCAGCGCATTAGCGCCGCTGGAACGCCAAGACTGGCTCAACGACATGCAGGACAAGCTCAATGCAGTTAAGCAGGCTAACAATAGCTGAGCTTGACGAGCTCTTCATGGAAGCAGCTGAGACAGAGCGCAAGCTGCCAGCTGCAATGCGTAAACAGAAAATGTCCGGCTGGCCTGACTATCCCAGGGACTATGCAGCCTATGGCTATAATGCTTTTGAGGTGCCAATGCTCAAGGCAACACCTGATCAGGTTAGCCGTTACGATGCAGCATTGAGCCTGGTGCTCACTAAGCTAGATGAAGAGGACAGGCGCCTGGTATGGGCTGTGGCAGCCTCAGCTGCGTATCGGCAGCGAGGCCCACGCTGGACAAAGCTGGCGGTCATACTGGGCCTACATGACCCCAGGATCGTGAAGCAACGCTACAAAGATGCACTAATACGGTTATATTATATGCTTTAAACGTAAAGGTAGTTGACGCGAATGTACCGAATATTGTAGCTTTGCTAATAGCATCGACTATATGTCGCTGTTAGATGGACTGCGGTTCATTCGCTGCATGGTTGGACCCTCTGTTGTAATGGGACTGACGCATTGTTTTCTCCCTAACGGAACCTTACCGGCTGTCTGTTGTTTACCCGAGCAACAGGCAGCTGGCCTTTTATGGATGGCAATGGCTAAAAGACGCATCACCAAAGCTCAGATGACGATTATCTGTGAGCGTATTGCTGACGGAATCAGTCTGACCAGGATCTGCAACGAGGACAGCGAGCTGCCATCGTGGAGGACAGTGCTGCGCCATGTTCAAGAGGATGAGGCTGCTTACACAAGCTATAGGATAGCCAGGTCATTGCAATGTGAGGTCATGCGTGACCAGATCATTGACCTGGTAGAGGCACCGTTGCCAAGCGATCCTAAGCTGGCAATGGCTGAGGTACAGAGGCGTAGGCTAGAGGCAGATCACAAGGATAAGCACATAAGGCAGATGCAGCCACTGGGGCTACGAGACAAGGCTGAGGACAGCAAGCAGGCAAGCGGGACGATCACGCTGAGCTGGGGCAATGCTGACGTGCAGGCTAGTGGTTGAGTGGTGCAGTGCTGTCATCCAGTGGCAGGGCTCGCGCGCACGAGGCATATGTCAACCTGATTTTAGTTTACAAAGCTGATCTTGTGACCGAGCTGTGACCCAGAGCTCTGTGATGCTTGGCTAGCCTACGAGCGGGTGCGGGATACACACCTGTTTACAATGTCTCGATTTCCTGGCGACCACCCCCGGCCCCCCAAAAGACCGGGCGCTGTGTCTATAACGTATATAAACCCTGACAAGAGCCTGTCTCTAATGAACATTGAGATCCCCTATTCCCCAAGGCCGCTGCAGGCTCAGATCCACTCTGAGCTGTCCCAGAAGCGCTGGGGCGTAGTCGTGCTGCACCGCCGAGCTGGCAAGACAGTCATGGCGATTAATCACTTGCTAAGGGAAGCTGTGCTTAACCAGCATACCAACCCTCGCTGTGCTTACATAGCGCCCACCTATCGGCAGGCTAAGGCTGTTGCTTGGGATTACCTCAAGCAGTTTGCCGGCAAGATACCAATGGCAAGGTTCCATGAGACTGAGCTGAGGTGTGATCTGCCTAATGGTGCAAGGATACAGCTGTTGGGTGCTGAGAATCCTGACAGCCTGCGTGGAATATATTTGGATATGGCCGTTCTTGATGAGATGGCTGACATGCCGGAGAGCTTGTTCCCTGAGATCATTAGGCCGGCGCTGAGCGATCGTAAGGGCAAGGCGCTGTTCATTGGTACACCCAAGGGCCACAACGCTTTCTATGAGCTTTATACGGCTGCTGAGAGCCAGGACGATTGGTACACGGCAATCCACAAGGCCAGTGAGACCGGCATATTGGATGCAGAAGAGCTGGATGCTGCCAGGTCCATGATGTCAGCTGACCAGTACCAGCAGGAATTTGAGTGCTCTTGGGTGGCTAATGTGCCAGGTGCTGTTTTCGGCAAAGAGCTGCAGCAGATCCATGAAATGGGGCGCATCAGCAGTGTGCCATATGACCCGGCATACCGGGTTGATACCTGGTGGGATCTGGGCATAGGCGATAGCACGGCTATCTGGTTTACCCAAAGCGTTGGCCGGGCTGTGCATGTCATAGATTTTTACGAGAACAGGGGCGAGGGCTTGCCCCATTACGCTGCTGTTTTGCAGCAAAAAGAATATTTGTATGGGAGCCATAACGCGCCGCATGACATTGAGGTTCGTGAGCTGGGCTCAGGCAAGAGCCGGCGCGAGGTATCCTGGGATCTAGGGATTAATTTTAGGGTGGTTCCAAAGCTGCCTGTCGAGGATGGGCTCCATGCTGCACAGATGCTTATACCACGCTGCTGGTTTGATGCGGAGCTCACAAAACCGGGGCTCGAAGCCTTACGGCAGTATCACCGAGCCTACAATGAGAGACTTAGAAGTTTTCGTAACACCCCTGTTCACGATTGGTCGAGCCATGCTGCAGATGCTTTTCGTTATTTGGCGGTTGGTATCAAAGATGCCAGGGCAACCGATAGACCCCCGCAAGCATTTGCGGATTCGCACTATAACCCACTTGGATATGTAGGAGCTTAACCATGTCTGGATTGTTCGGGGGCGGCAAATCGCCAGCCCCGCCACCACCACCACCACCGCCGCCGGCAAAAGCCATACCGGCCTCAGCTGTTGCGGCTGACACGGATGCAAAAATGAAAGACCCGAAAAAGGTCAACAAGAAAAAGACCCAGGTGACTGGCCCTCAAGGCGTCCTTAATGAGGATAGCGTTGAGTATAAGTCGCTCCTGGGCGGCGCAAAGAAGATGAAGTGACAATGGGGGGTGGCGGTCCAACAGATGGGGGCGACAGCCCTTCACCAGATCCGGGCGACAATCAAGAACCGCCCGGAGTTCCAACAACACCGCCGCCATCACCACCGCCGGCCCCAGAGCCAGAGCCGAAACCTGAGCCTGAGCCTGACAGACCGTTTGATAATCCAGGGACAAGGCCGCCGGACCAGATAGGCCCACAGCCAGATCCTGATCCTATTGACATCGATTTCCCGGATACATTCCCGGATGACGATATTGATGACGATGATGATAATCCGGGCTTTACATTGCCGCCTGGCACAACACCAGATATGCCATATGACGGCTATGTGCCGGATGCAGAAGAGCCAGAGCGTCCAATACCAGAGCCGGTGCTGCCGGAAATGCCGGATGATTCTATAGCCGACACCACACCGCCGGGCGATTTTCCCTATGGCGGTTATCAGCCAGACATTGAAGAGCCAAAAAGGCCTGGTGCGCCTGGCTATGATCCTGATGATGAGCCGACAATACCGGCTGATCCTGGGCCAGATCCGACCTTACCAGATGTTTATAACCCGCCAGCTGATAACCCACCGGCAACAACACCACCAACATCAGGGTCACCAAAGCCAGAAGATACCAGCGGCGATGGCGATCCTGACGATGTTGTGAGGGGCGAGGAAGCTGGGCCACAGCGGCGCAAGCGTCCAGGCCGGGCCGGTGAGGGCAGATCTATCTTGGGATCACAGACCTATGCCGGCAAAGGCAAAAATGTGCAGAAAAAATCACTGACAGGACAGTAAATGGCAACAGTCGATGAACAAGCAGTAATCCTGCTAAAAAGGTTTTCCAGCCTGCAATCGCAAAGGCAGACCTGGGAGAGCCATTGGCAGGAGATTGCTGACTTTGTCGTGCCGCGTAAAGCTGACGTGACAAAGAAAAGATCACCGGGCGACAAGCGCACCGAGCTTGTGTTTGACAGCACAGCCATACATGCAGCTGAGCTGCTGAGCGCCAGTTTGCACGGCATGTTGACCAATATGTCCACAAAATGGTTTAGCCTGCGGTATCTGGACCCTGATCTAGAGGGCAATGATGAGGCCAAGGAATATCTGCTGTCTGTAGAAGAGACCATGTATACAGCCTTTGCCCGGTCTAATTTTGCCGAGCAGATCCATGAGCTCTATCACGATCTGATTACATTTGGCACAGGCGTGATTTTTGTCGAGGATGATGATGAGTTCGATGTCCGGTTCTCAACAAGACATATAGCAGAATGTTATATATCAGAAGATGAAACGGGCCGTGTAGATACGGTGTTTCGCAAGTTTCAGATGCCGGCCAGGGCTGTGGTTAATGAGTTCGGCATCGACAATTTATCGCAGAAAATACAAAAGACAGACACCGAGAATCCCTATGAGCTGGTGACCCTGATCCATGCGGTGTTCCCACGCCAGGATCGGGATATCACCAAGCTCACCAGCGAAAACAAGGCCTTTGCATCGATATATCTGGACCCGGAAGCCAAAACAGCATTGCGCGAAAAGGGCTTTGATAGTTTTCCGTATATGGCGCCAAGGTTCCTCAAGGCCAGTTTTGAGATTGGATATGGCAGATCACCAGCCATGACCGCCCTACCAGACATCAAAATGATCAACAAGATGTCTGAGGTAACCATCCGGGCAGCGCAAAAACAGGTCGATCCTCCCTTGCTCGTACCTGATGATGGGTTCATCCTTCCCATCCGCACTGTTCCGGGTGGACTAAATTTCTACCGCTCAGGCACCAGGGACCGCCTGGAGCCGCTCAATATAGGCGCAAACAACCCGCTGGGCCTGCAAATGGAAGAGCAGCGCCGCAAAGCCATACAATCAGCCTTCTTTGTTGATCAGCTCATCCTGAGCCAGGGGCCGCAGATGACGGCAACCGAGGTGGTGCAAAGGACAGAAGAGAAGATGCGCCTGCTTGGCCCTGTGCTTGGTAGGCTGCAGGCCGAGCTGCTGCAGCCATTAATCAACCGGGTGTTTTCTATATTGACCGAGCGCAAGGTTTTCCGGCCAGCACCTGAGTTTATGCGCGATACAACAATAGATATCGAATATGTGAGCCCACTAGCAAAAGCGCAGCGTCAGGGTGACATCCAGTCTGCCATGCGTTTGCTGGAGCTCATGCAGC